GACTTCCAGATACTTTCGAGCCTATCATCATCAAAATCACCAAGAACAGAAGCAGACTCAAATTCCGATTTGTCATAGTTTTGATATCCTTCTACTTTACGGATTTTAAGTTTGAAGTTTGCACCTGCCCATAGATCAAAAGGATTAACAGCCTTTTCATCTTCAAACTGAGGATTCATTGCTTCATTAATCTTATCGAAGATTTTCTTTCCATACTTGTACAGAAATACTTTACCTTCGTTTTCCGGATTCTTTGGATCTTCTACGATGTAGACGTTAGAGATGTAAGAAAGGCGACGTTTCTGCTTACGGGCAATCTCTTTGTTTGCTTCGACACCAGAATTCCACAGTTGAGTATTATACTCAGAAACAGGATCTTTCTGCCCAAGAGTAGTCAAAGAGTTTTCGATGTACCAGCCACCGGGACCCTGAAAGCCATGATTGAAAACCTTGACCCAAGGAAGCGCATCATCACCATCAATAGCTGGCTGAGGTAGAAAACGAATAACAGCATAGCCATTACCTGCCTTATCTACTTCAGGTTTCCAGAAGTTATCTTCTTTTGATGGGGATTCTGCGGTGTTGAGTTGCTCGATTGCTTTTGCAAGCTTTTCGAGATTACCTGAGGAACGTTTGAGACTTGCGAAGTTTGACATGGTATTTTCCTTATATTAACGTTGTATTGCGATGTATAGCGATTTGTCCAAAATAACATTATATACGATTATTTAGTTCAAATCAATGTACTTCTTTAGTTCAGTGATGGTAGAGATGGCATCCGTATGAAGAATGCCAATACCACCTGCTGCATTCCATTGTTCGATAACAATTTCTGTGTCATCGATCAAAATAGAATTTGGGTTTGCATATTGCTGCTTTAGACTTTTACCTGGCACAAAAATTTTAGGCCATGTAATCTTAGCAACATTTGCCAGCCATTGCATCTTTTGCATGGCTACTTTGAAATTATCTTCAGGTGTTCGTGTTGACGAAAGAATGCATTTTTCCACCGGGAGAGAATCCAGATAAGACACTAGAACATCAAAATCTGGCATCTTATCAAGGGTTACAAAGTGCCCACCATCAACCATTAAATTAAAATTAGGAGTGAAACCTCTTTCAGTTTTATAGTCTGATGGCAATTTACCGGTGACTTCTTTAAACCTTTTAACAAAGTCTGCAATCACGCCGTCCATGTCAACATAAATTTTTGTTACGCTAACTGACATATTTTTCCCTTTAAAATATTTTTTAACTTAGGCTTATCGTAATTTAAAAACGGTTGGTACTTCTCACACTTCAATGCAAAATCTGGAAAAACAATGTCATCTGATATTTTTTTCAACCACATGGGTAGAAAGTTTAATATGTCGTTGAGTATGACAATTGTTTCTAACTTAATTTTGCTTTTGAGATATTCATTATACAGTAATGGGTACTGCCCGTCAACCACTTTTAGCATTTCTTCCGGCACTTCTACCAGATCAAAAAGATGATTAATGTCCTGTTCGAATATGTAAGAGATTGATTGTTGTGTTTTAAGCCAAGCTTTATAGTTGGTCTCTGCTTCACTATCAAGAAGATCACCTACCCATGTATTTGTACTGATCAAAAAATTAGAAACATAAAAGCCAAACAACTCTTCCCTTTTATATTTACGAGATAGTTTGTAATAGGTGAATTTATCTTTTCTCAATATAAATTGGTCTTTAGACACATTTGTTTTGCCGTTATATCTCACATAATCATATTTGCCCGAGAAATGTAGTTTTAAAGCATGATACATTGCATAGGCTTCAAATCCACCTGCTTCATTCATATTGGTAATTTGTTCACTTTCTTGATCATATTAAGTGTTTGCGCTTCATCAGAGATTTTGGATTTGACGAGAGGTGTCAATAGTGTTGCGGCAAGCTCAACGTCAAATCCTGTTTTCTCACAATGATAAACGATTGCATCAATATAGTTTAATCTTTTTTCGGCGACGATGCTTTCGATTAGTTCCGAAAAGATTCTTTGTTCTTCTCTTGTAGCCATTTTACTTGAACAGAATAAGAGCCATAAACACAGAATTCACCATAAAACCAACACCAACAGTCAGAACGACCACAGTGTCTTTGAGAATTGCTGCACGAATAAAAAAGGTGACCAACGCTGCCCATATAAACAAAACTAGATCAATTGGTGGCAGTTTATCGGTAACACCGGCCATTACGGCCAAAAAAGTTGGAATCAATGAAGCAAGTAGTAGAACCAATCCGATCCAGCCAATCGATTCTGCTGTACTTGGTTTTAGTTTGTTATTCAGAAAATCTTTAAGATAATCTTTGAGGTTTGAGAGGCGTTCAAGCCAATCAACCTTTGTAGAAGATGTGTTTTCCAATTTTGGCAACTCTTTGTCTTTTCCATCCTGGGTTGATGTAGTCTGCATGATAGTATAATGTGTCCTCTTTGATAATGTCGAGTTTGAATCCTTCGAGAAGTACCTTTTTAGCCACAGCCTCGGATTCTTTATAGGTTGCTGCATGAATAGGTCTCACTTTTGCTTTTGAATCACAGTACCAACTGAACTGACAGATTAAATTATTGTACACTAAATTTCTTTCGTATACAACTGCACAAATATCCTTTGGAAATTTACCTGATTTGGTTCTGTTGATTGTTACTTGGGCTACTGCTACTTTCCCTTCAAAAGGTTCTGTTCCTGCTTCATAATATATGTTTTTCGCTAGACAGTCAAGTTCTTTTTCACGTTGAGCCATTGTCACATAAGAAGGATGTTTACCTTCTTTTACTTCCTCAAACTTCTTATCTACGAGATGATGAAAATGCTGTGTGAAAAAGTACCCAAGAATGCCTATGAAAACGAGTTTCATAAACTGCATTATGGTTCTCCTTTGAATGGTGGGTTATTCAGGGAACCCACCTAAATGAGGCAGATTGTTTGGGTAATAAGGAACAATCTGCAAACCCCCATTCAGATTAGGCCGCTAGGCGGCTGTCTCCGAAAAATGCGTCTTCGTTTGCATTTACTTTGATTTACTTTTAACGACTCTCTGTGTCGAATCGTCCATCTTCCTACTTATTGCCCTGTCGAAACCAAGTCAGGCCCATCAGAAGCATACTAGAACACAGTTTTCCCATTTCAGACTTTAGAGTGTCTTATCGGGCTAATATACTTCTGGTGGACCTGTCGGGGATCGAACCCGAGTCCAGAACACCTTTCAGTCAACTTCAAACGATCATTTTGTTATTTATATCATTTTAAGATGTTCGACCACTTTTTCAAAGTGCTTACCATTGAATCGGTGATTTCCTTCTTGGAAGATATAAACAGAAGTTTTTTCTTGATTTACTTTCTCAATAAAGTCAGTGTGGTCAATTACTTCATCATTACTTGCGAAAAAATATGTTGCTTTCTTAGGTATTACGATTTCTTCATATTGTTCTAGAATATGTTCTGGTACTCCATACTTTGCGAGGGAGGCCTTCGGATTGGCAGAAGGATTAATAACCACTGCTTCACAATCATATTCACTTGCAAGTTTAGAAGCCCACCAGCCGCCGAGAGAAGTGCCGACAAAAATAAGTTTCACATCCTGATTATACATTTCGACGAGAATATTGTCAATCTTATCTGTCAATTCTTTATATGCAACCCGTGGGTCAATGTGAATGGGGAATGCATAGGTGAAAAAAGATGATTCTTTACTCAACCTTGCAACTTTATCGGTATGCGGGCTTGAATTGTAACCGTGAAAATACACAACGACTTTTTTCATATACTCCTCACTTTGACATTATAATTATAACATAGAATTGGTTGCTTGGCAACCAGTGTTGTAAAAATACAACTATTCCTCTTTGGGGTGCCCCATACCAATTTTAATGTGTTCGTGCCCACCAATCTTACGTTTGTAGTGCCCTGTGTCTCCTACAGGCTCCAATTCTTTTCCCGTAAGCTTTTTCATCTTATGTACCGGTATCACTGGTGCACCCATTTTCTTTTGAATGTGTTCTGGAGCACCTGATACTTCACCCCATGCGCGTTTCTGTTCATGGTCTTCCAGCTTATTCTTTTTAAAGTCTTTCTTACCTTGTTCTGATCCATCTGTTGCAGATGCTATAGATTTTCTGCCATGTTGTTTTTTGTATAAATTAACAGAACTAATTTTACCATTTCTTTTGGTTGCTTTTATTAGAGAGTGCCCAATGTCATGATGTATTGCATCTGATTCCTCTTTAGAACCTGATTTATGCCCACTATAGCCACCAATATCTTTGTAAGATTTATGAATCATATCATGAATTTCTTTTCGATGAATTTCTCGAAAATGCTCATGTTTTGGATTAATACCAATTGACAACACTTTTTCGATGATAAATTCTTTAAAAGATTGCATAGAATATCCTTTTTATGGATATTTATTATTTTGTGTCATGGTAATATTTGATATAATCGAATAGAGTTTCAACATAATCAGAGGTTTTCTCTTCAAAAA